GATGTGCGGGACTCGAACCCACGACCAATAGATTAAAAGTCTACTGCTCTACCAACTGAGCTAACATCCCGTCCTTGTATCCTTCACTGTAGGCCAGTGCCCAGAGTTCTTGCAAACTCATGTTGATCAGTTCTACGAGATATCCTCTATCCTGAGAACATATTTCCCTGTCTTTAATGACTTTCTCCAGCCATGCACTTCTATCCTGATATTGGCTTTCCTCACCCATGAGACAGTCTCACTTTCTTGTATTTTCTTGATTCTGGTAGATACGGCACTTGCAGTAACCTGTACTGCCAAAACTTCACCTTCTTTGATAGCTAACAGATCACACCAACCCCACAGGTCTTGCCTGATTCGTGCAAACGGGTTCCAATGCTCAACAATAGCCACCAGATAGCCTTGCTCACGCAAGTATTCTAGCGACCTCTGTGTGGGTGATGTTTTCTTGGTTGCCATTAGAAGGGCACGTCATCATCAAAATCAGGTTTCTTCTTGGCATAACCAGGAGTGACCTCTTTTACGATGCCTTTTTCAGCTTCTCTTTTCTTTTTAAGCCAATTGTCTTCCTTGATCGACAACAGATTGTTCCCTCGGCTAGTAGGCTTTTGCCATGCGCCTATATAAAGCTTTTCACCAGCTTTGTAGTCGCATTCGAGCAACAGAAAGCCCTGAAAGTCTGGAGACTGAGCGTGTTTGCGCTGAGACTCGTCTTGCCAGTACATGACACCACGGCCTGGTGTTTCTGGATAGTTTGTTTTTTGTGTAAATGCCACGTTGATACTCCTTAAATGTCAATGGTTTCGTGGGGGGCGGGAACATGAGAGATTGGATCAACTCCAGCCTCTGCAATCTTGGCTTTCAACTTCATTTTGTCCATGCTGTTAAACTGGGCAGTGGTGACCATGTTTTCAGCGTACAGGGAGGACAATTTGGCTGCTTTTGTCTCAACAGCCAGTTTTGCACTGTTGACGATCTTGCTCAGAATGGTGATGTAGCCATCTATCCACTCTTCTGGCGTGTAGTAGGCAGAATGGGGTTGATCTAGACCTGGGACAAAAAGTTTAAAAGGCGCATCTTCCGTTGCAGCCTCAACCTCCTTGATGATCTGGACCTCAGCCTGTTGTACAGGGGCTTGATCTTGTCTGGGAGGCGTGAAATCCTGTACCTCTTCAGGCGTGTAGACACCGACAACACACCCAGGATAGACCGAACGGATGCCTTCAGAAACGCATCTTGCCCGTAGCATCGCACGAGAGTAATTCCTCCAGTTATCCTTGCTTGCAATACCGATGGCCTTGGCCTTGGCAAGGGTCCAGGTAACCTCAAGAGAACCTCCTTGCGGGTGGCTAAATAAGCCCGTGACTGTCTCATCTGTATATTCCTTCCATTGAACACTACCTCCAGCTTGCTGGAATCTGGCTAACATTGCATCTGCTTTCAAAGCTGGTCTGCCTTGTATGACGTGATAATCACGCATGGCTATGGCTGGGTGCAAGTCTTCAGCTTGGCAGAGCAACATGATTGCCATGGCCTCTTGAGGGTTCTTAAAACCGAACATCTTGCTACCAGCTGCGACTTCAGCCATTTGTTGGATGTCTTGTAGGGGGACTAAATTACTCATGGTTGTTTTCCTTCATAAACAGTTAGGATTGCGTCTGCCAGTTCAAACGCTGCGGTTGCAATTTCCTGGGGAGTTGCGTACAACTCCATCGCATGAGGGGCTATGCCCTGTGTGACCATCACGGCAACCCACAAACGGAGGTCTATACCCTCGTCTGATGTGGTCAGGCCCGTGGTGGGATGCTTGTGTTGAAAAGGGAAAGTTTTCATTCTTGTCCCCTTACTCGAATTAGTTCAGCAATAACTTTTGATGGGTGAGGATAAGCAAGCACCCATTCGTCTGCAATCTGGGCACATTGCTCACGCTCTACCATTACACCAGCGTCATACCCATATCCCCAACCCATCTCTATCAAGGCAAATTCATCTTTTGAATATGCTTTTTTGCGTGGCTCTCCTGTTTCAAGAAATCGTCCTTTGACCCACTGTTTAAATGTTGTATAAATCATTCTTGTCCCCTTGCTCGTATCCAATCACGAAAATGAAAATATTGCGGAGGTATTAATTCTGCACACTCCTCACGTTCTTTTTCTGCTACTAATTTTCCAAATGCCCACAAAGCCTCATATCCACTTTCACCATGAGCATATTGCCATCCCGCTTGTTTAGCCATCTCTATGATTTCATCTTTAGTCATTGGCGTACTCCTTGAGGACCCAAACTGTCATCTTGTTTTCAACTCTGCCTGAGTCCACGATCAAGCCCTTTTTGACCAACTCACTGCGTCTAGACCTATAAGTTGATTTGTAGGTTTTAAAGTGTTCATTCATTTTTTCATCAGTAAAGCCATGCTTTTGATGAAGTGCAAAATCCAACACCTGTGCTTGTATTTTGTTGAGTTTATGCAAAATGATTTCTGCTGCTTGTTTAGAAGTGTTAGGGTCTTTTCTTCTAAAAAGCGTAAACAGAGCGTGTTCTAAAGGATTAAAGTCAATCATTTTTATGTCCATAAAACACCTCCTTCATCAATTGAATGCCACTTGCAGACCAACCTAGTTGCATTTCTAAATTCTTTTCAGTCTTTTTAGCGGGGTAGTTCAATTTTGCAAGTTCATCAAATGTTTTTGCTAACTGAATGCACAAACGAAAATGACGGTCGTTGCAAATGGTTTGTACCTTGTGAGGCATGATGCCCAACTCTTGTGCAATCTTCTCATAAGTCATTTTTTTTGCCCTTAATTGAAAAATGCGATCTTCTTCCGTTTCTCTCTCACCGCTTGTTGCAAAGCAAGTGCCATCAGGTTCAACATGGACTGTATAAGTTTTAATCATTTGACTAAAAACCTCCGTGAGCCTGGTATGGGTCTGACAAACTGCTCATAAATGTCTGGCATGGCTGACTGAAACAACTTAGGATCAAACTTCATCCCGCCTTTAGCTGACTTCCATGTGGCTAGAACCTGACCATCCACACTGGTGAGAGTACCTTTCTCTTGCATCCAGCCCTGAATCAGGGTTTGCAGAGCCTCTTCTTGGACCTCTAGCGTCTTGATTTGCTCTTTGACGTGTCTTAGGCTACGGCAAGCCATTTCAACGCTTTGTGAGGCCATTTTCACGTCTTCAGAACTGACGGGGAACAAAAGTTTGGCCTGTTCTGTGTCTTCTGGGGGGAAAGGTGTTTTTGTTTGCACTCTTGCCCAGACTTCAGCCATTTTCTTGATCAAGTCAAGTTTCATTTCCTCGGTAACTTCCACAGGAAAAAGTTGAAACTCCTGACCGCCAAATAGGACCGCCAGATACACTTTCTCCACACCGAAGACCGCTGCCTCGTGGATACATTGAGCCAAGTCCGCAGAAGGGATATTTCCCACCTCAAACTTATTGCGCACAGCTGCGTTGTAGTTTTTGCATTCAACAAGGATAGTCTTTCCATTTTCTTTTCCCGCAAAGTCAAAGTGTGATTTGAACCAATGTTCCTTTTTGTGCGTGAGGGAGTCCTCAATCTTGGTGAGCTCTACTCTGAGCTTGTCTTGGGCAAGTCTGCCGATCACGGGTTCCATGACGTGGCCCATCTGGACCGCCTCTATGTGCGAGAGGTCAGGAATGGGCATCTGTCCGAGCTTGGTCAAAATGACCTCGTTGGCTTTGCCGTTGGCAACCTTGCGAGAGTCTCCAGACCAGATGGCTGAATTGCGGGTTTCAGGGCTAAAGTCACTCATGGATTTTCTCCTTGTAAGATGCACCAGCTGGGCCACAAGTGGAGCCTGGTGTGCGTTCTACTTTGCAGTAGGGGAGGTCTTTTAATTTGGGATATTCGCCAGTGATCACTGATCTCTCAGCGTTGATAGAGCAGCGGGCGAACTCAGGCGAGAGTGGGTCTATGACCACGCAGTGTTGACATTTGATACAGATGTTCATTTGTTTCTTTCAAAGTTAGGACGAGATAATTATAAAAATAGGTGATTAGTTAAGTCAAGTGTTTTTCTCCTTCAGCTTGGCTTCTATGTACCGCCATGTTTCAATCATGTCTACATATTCACCATTTGCTGCATGAGCACCACCATAAGCACTTCGAGAATTGTCAGACCAATAATCTAAAGCATTATTCATGTCTTCATCAGTCAGTTTTACCCATGTGCGTTGTGGTGTGGTGTAGAGAGGTACTGTATAGCCACCTTCTTCACGCTCATGCTCGGCAGGGCAGATTACATCAAGGATAACTCCGTCTTTTTCCATGCCCCACGCCACAGGCTCATCTTTTGTTTCTTTTTCGTTCACTTTTTCTCTCCTTTTTTAGGGTGAGATATGGCCCAATGACAGCTATAGGACATACCACGAACACCACTCACTCTCATGCGAGAGCGAGACGGTAATAGGTTAATAGGAAGTGCTACGACCACAAACCCATCCTCTCGGAGAAAACCCCTCCTAAGAGTTGATCTCACGCCTTGAGCGTAGCCCTTAGCGCAGCGATCAGGCGTGTGAGAGGTTGTAACTAAGAGGTCGTAAACCTCAAATCTTTTTAAAAACTTATGTGGAATAGGGAAAACCACCAGAGAACCCCTGTGGATAACTCTAGAAAGCTCACAAAAGTGAGGTTGCTCTCGTTTATCTAAGCTACTTTCTTGCTCGAAAGCCCCGATTTTCTCACCCCCGAGTGTGCACAGGAAGGTCAAGTCGAGTTCGCTACGTTTATCTGAATTGGTCGCAACTACCGCATCAAGGGACTGGTGGACTATCCCCGTGGGTGCAATATTAGC